GAAATTTATGATAGATACTATGACTAAAGCAATGTGCGAAGACTACGGCACCACCAAGTGCCGCATCGAGAGCGACGAAATCGGCGAAACCGTCTGCATGTGCGACAATGCCCGCCGCGCACGCGGGACAATCAAGGACAGCGGCAACCGTACAAAATTTGAGACAGGCGCAGTCCGTGACATTCAGCAGGGCAAAGGGCGGTTCGACTTAATGCCGCTGGACATTATGAGCAAAGTGTTTGCGGTCGAGTTCGCCGACGAATTTGAAGAAGGCAGCATTGCGGACGTGCTGAAATCTATAGCGGATTTTAAGAGGACAGGCAACAAACGTTGGTTGTGCATTGCGATAGCACATTACAGTCAAGCAGTGCATGTCGACCTGCCGAAACTCATGCTTGATGTTGCAAAGCATTTTGAAAACGGCGCGTTAAAATACGGTGAACGCAACTGGCAAAAGGGAATACCTGTCAGCCGATACATTGATTCGGCGGTTCGGCACTTGATGAAAGATTGCGCTTGCGAGACGGACGAAGACCATGCCGCCGCATTTGTTTGGAACTGCATGTGCGCCGCATGGACGATGGAGCATCTGCCCGCGATGGATGATTACACGCTGGCACGGGAAACTTGCACCGCAAGCAAGATTGATGTATAATACATGACGGAGGGCATTGCTATGAACATAATCCAGCGCGAACTTGACAGCATACGTCCGTATGCCGCCAATGCGAAAAAACATGACGCAACGCAGGTTGCGAACGCCGATGAGCACAACACCTTCTAAGCCCGCGCTTCCGACTGAAGCGCAAGAACAAGCCGCATTGATGCGGTGGACGCAGGCGGTTCGGGGGCAACACCCCGAACTCTCCTTGTTGTTTCACGTCCCCAACGAAGGGCAGCGTTCAACCATCACGGGAGCGCACTTGCGTCAGCAGGGACTGAAACGCGGCGTCCCTGACCTGATGCTGCCGGTTGCCCGTGGCGGGTATCACGGGCTGTTCGTCGAGATGAAGCGCCGCAACGGGAAAGCGTCGCCCGACCAGCTGTGGTGGATTGAGCATCTGCGGGCGCAAGGGTACGCAGCCGAAATTTGCCACGGTTGGGAAGCCGCTAAAAATATATTGGAGAAATACCTTGCATTGCAGGAACGGCTGTGATATAATAACAGTGAGGGATTTCGGTGGCAGAATGTTTCTCAAAGACAGCAGTTTTTTCTTTTCTCCTTATTTTGCGATTTGCGGTGGTCGTTTGGTTCGCGGCCGCCGCATTTCGTTTATTGCAAAAATAACCGGATTATGGTATAATATATGCGGAGGATATTAAGCTATGGCAAAAAAGATGGGTAGACCCCGAAAAGAAATTAATCAGGTAGAATTCGAAAAACTTTGCGGTTTGCAGTGCACGCTCGAGGAGATTTGCGGATGGTTTAAAATCACAGACAAAACGCTTGACAGCTGGTGCAAACGTACATATGGTGTCGGTTTTTCCGAAATATTCAAGCAAAAGCGCGGAGTGGGTAAAATTTCGCTTCGCCGTATGCAATGGCGCCTTGCGGAAACGTCCGCAAACATGGCGATTTTTCTCGGTAAACAGTACCTGGGGCAGAAGAACGAACCGCTTGAGGTGCGGCACTCCGTGACCCCGATTGACGCTATAACGCAGGAGATTTTCGAAATCCAGAAAGAGCAGGCCGCCGTCAATGCCGAGTCTGATAACGACTAAACAGCGGCAGTTCCTGTTGGCGCCGTTCAGCCGCATCAACCTGTTGGAGGGCTCTGTCCGTTCCGGCAAGACATGGATAAGCCTTGTTAAGTGGGCGATGTTTGTTCGGTCAAGGCCGCAAGGCGAGCTGTTTATGATGGTCGGTAAAACCCGTGAAGCGTTGCAGTTTAACTGCGTCGGACTGTTGGAAGACCTTGCAGGGGCTGATTTTAAGTGCAATGCGCGGTCGAACGTCGGGTACCTGTACGGCCGCGAAATCCGCCTGCTTGGTGCAAACGACGAGAAAGCCGCGTCCAAAATCAAAGGCTCGACGCTCGCGGGAGCTTATATCGATGAGCTGTCCGAGATCCCCGAAAGCTTTTATAAGATGACACTGTCGCGACTGTCGGTCTCGGGCGCGGTGCTGCTTGCAACCACCAACCCCGACAGCCCAAATAACTACGTTTTTACCGACATTATCGAAAATGAAGACATTTCGCGGAGGTGCTGGAAATTTCTGCTCGACGATAACACTTTCTTGCCGAAAGAGTATATCGAGAACATCAAGAAAGAATATACTGGTGTGTTCTTTAAACGGTATATTCTCGGCAACTGGGTTATTGCGGAAGGTCTGGTTTATCCCGATTACGACAACACCGTGAAGACCGAGCCGCGCGAGTACACCGAGTATGCTGTCAGCATGGACTACGGCACACAAAACCCCACGGTCATGCTGCTTTGGGGTAGGCATGGCGGCACATGGTACGCTGTCCGAGAGTACGAGCATAGCGGTCGCGAAACCAACATCCAAAAAACCGACGCGGAGTATTATGCGGAGCTTGAAAAGCTATGTGCAGACGTTCCCGTTCAGGCCGGCGCGAAGATTGAGCTGATTATCGACCCTTCGGCGGCAAGTTTTATTGCCGTCGCACAGCAAGGGCATAGGTTTAAGGTTCGCAAAGCCGACAATGACGTGCTGAACGGCATCCGCAACACCGCGTCTGCACTGTCCGATAGGCGGATACTGATTAACGACTGCTGCACGCGCACTATCCGCGAGTTTGGGCTGTACTCATGGGACTCCCGCTCCGCCGTGGACGCCGTCATCAAGGAGGACGACCACGGCATGGACGCTGTACGCTACTTTATACAAACCAAAAGAATATACAAAGACAGGAGATATTATGCTGACGTATCAAGACCTACTGCAAGCGCAAGCTGAATCGCGGCTGCTGGCGTTTTTGACCACAGCAATGCAGGCTCACGAATCGTCGCCCGAGAAGCATATCGCCCAAATCGGCAGCGACTACATGCGGCAACAGAATACCACAATAACCAACTACCGCAAAATTATATACGATATTAACGGGCAAGCTAAGCTCGACACATACAGCGCAAACTATCAGTGTGCAAGCAATTTTTACAAAACCAACATAACACAGTTGGTGCATTACCTGTTGGGCAACGGCGTGAGTTTTGATAAGCCCGACACCAAAGACAAGCTCGGCGGCGAGGCTTTCGACACTATGTTAGTCCGCATCGTGACCGACGCACTTGCGGAGGGCAGCAGCAGCGCGTATTTTAACAACGGCAAGATTTATGAGTTCCGCGTTCGCGAGTATTACGCTTTTCCCGATGAGGAAACTGGCGCATACCGCGCGGGCATCCGCTACTGGCAGCTTGCGCCCGACAAACCTTTGCGCTTGACGCTGTACCTTGAGGACGGATACATCGAGTTTATCCGCCGCAAGGGGGAGGAACTCCGCCTGATGGACGGCTTCGAGCTTGACCGCCCGAAACCGTATATTGAGATTGTCAGCCAAAGCCCGCGTGACGCGGAGTTGAACATTGACGCGGTCACGATAGGTCAGAATTACAACGGCTTCCCGATAGTTCCTTGCTACGGCAACTACAACAAACAAGCAGAAATCGTCGGCAAGCGTCAGCATATCGATTGCTATGATTTGATTGAGAGCGGGTTCGCAAACAACGTTGATGAAGCAAGTTATATATACTGGATACTAAACAACGCTTGCGGCATGGATGATGTTGACCTTGCGGAATTTAAACGCAAAATGATGTCACTGCATGTAGCTAAGACCAATGATGAAACAAGCATATCGGCGCACACCGTTGACATGCCGACCGAAGCCCGCGAAACCCTGCTGAACCGCCTTGAACGCGACATATACACTGACGCAATGGCGCTCAATATCCACGATATTTCTGCCGGGAGCGTGACCGCAACAGCAATACGCGCCGCATCTACTCCGCTTGACCAACGCGCGGATGAGCTTGAAACCTGCGTGATTGATTTCATACAGGACTTGCTCGCGCTGATAGGCGTCGAGGACACCCCGCATTTCAGGCGGTTCAGGTTAACGAATCAGGAAGAGGAAACCGCAATGGTGCTGTCCGCCGCGCAGTATCTGGATACGCGCACACTGTTGGAAAAGCTCCCGTGGCTAACACCCGAAGAGGTGGATACGGTCATGGACAGACGCGCAGACGAGGACATTGACCGTTACGAGCCTGTAACGGAAGAAGAGGATGACGTTTGATGATTGGGTTGCGACCGACATTTATGACGGTTACAAAATCCATGCAACGGAAGAAGAGGATGACGTTTGATGATTGAGGACGCTGCACGAAAAAAGACCGACGCCGAATTGCGGCGGCTTGAACGCGAAATCCACAAAGCGTATAAAAAAGCATACGCCGAACTCGACTCGAAATGGAAGGCGGCACTCAAAACCGCCGCCACCCGCGAAAAGCCTTACCGCGAGGCACTTGACGCGGCGATAAAGAGCGGTGACGCTGCACGCATCCGTAAGGCGAAACGCAACCTTGCGCACGTGCAGCAGGAATGCACGCTGCAGAGCGAGCACTTTAAGCGAGCCCGCGACAGCATTGCAAAACAGCTTGCACGGATTGACCGCGCGGCATACGACCTTGCGAACGGCAGGCTGCCGAACATTTACGCGCTGAATTTTAACGCGCTCGCGGGAGACTTGCCGACAGGCTACGCATACGGCTTGATTACCCCCGAGACTGTCCGCAACCTTGCAATAAAACAATTAAACCTTGTCAAAGCCGCGCACTGGAACGTTGAAGAAATGAACCGCGCTGTACTGCAAGGCATACTGCAAGGCGAGAGCATGGACGATATCGCGGGAAGGTTTCGGGATGTACTGGGGATGAACCAAAGCTCGGCAATCCGAAACGCGCGAACTGCCGTAACCTATGCCGAGAATCAGGGGCGGCTTGACAGCTACGAAAAAGCTCAAGCCAACGGCACTGTCATGGTAAAAGTCTGGGCATCGGCGCACGATAGCCGCACCCGCGAAAGTCACGTACTGCTGGACGGTGAGGAAGTCGGGATTGATGATAAATTTTCAAACGGCCTGAAATGCCCTGGCGACCCTGACGGCATCGGCGCGGAGGTCTATAACTGCCGCTGTGCTATGGGTACACGGATTATCGGGTTTAGACGCAAGGATGGGAGCATCGAAAGGGTATGAGCAGAGAGACGTTTAAATTCGAGCTGAAAAGCAACCGCAAGGAAGTATTACGCGGCAGCGAAGAGGCTGTCGAACGCGGGCTTGCGGCTATCGGTATGCGGGCTGTGACATACACGCACCGCCCCAAAGAACGCGGAGGAACACCTGTTCGTACTGGCCGCTTGGTTAACAGTATCGCATGGGCGACGGCAAGCCAAAGCGGCGGCGGAACGGACGCACCCCCTGGCGGCGGTGCAGATGACCACACAGTCGTTATCGGCACCAATGTCAAGTATGGTGAAGTCGTTGAGGAAGGCACAAGCAAACGCAAGCCCGCGCACATGCTCCGCAACGCGCTGACCGACGGCTCGGACGAGTATGCGCGCATCATGGAAGCCTCGCTGAAAGCTACATAGTGCTTGACCCGCAAAAAGCACTATGATATAATAAATGCATGAGTAAAATTTGCGAACGGACGAGGTACTGTCCGCCGAAGAAAAGGAGCGAGAATCATGGGACTCACACGAAAGATGCTCGAAGCAATGGGCATTGAAAACGACAAAATCGAATCCATAATTGAAGCGCATTCCGAAACCGTAACCGCTCTTAAAGCGGAACGCGAACATTACAAAGAAG